CGGCCTCCCTGGGTGTTTGAGGACTGATCGCTATGTCAGGCGTTGTCGCTGTGCAGGTGTGTACCGCGTGGACCTCGACCCCCGAGGGCTTCATGGCGTGTCGCGAACTCGCATGGCAACAGGCCTACCTGATTCCGCCCGAGGCCGCTGGATACGTGGACATCCTGGTCAACGGTGGTTTCTCCCCGGAAGCCTTCGGCATCGGTGCCGCTGGCGTCCTGGGATCGTTCGTGACGGGGCTTTTGATTGGCTGGGTCGCGTCACTTCTTCGTAAAGCCAAGTAGAGAGGAAACACCATGAAAGCAATGAAGCA